GCACTACATTTGTAGGCGTCTACCAATAACTTAGGCAGATCACCGTGGGGCCGCGGTGGCAGTATTCGTGGGATTACTTCACGACCTTGCCACGCCCCGGTTTTGGGGATTTCTCCCTCGGTTTGCGAGCTCTGAAATGAGGTTTTCCATCAACCTTCCCATTAACTCGGACGACCTCTCTGGATGGGTCACTGGGTTTATTGGTGACCTTGATGTCGCCGTCAACGGCGACACGACCAGGTTTGAGATCGAGGGGAACTGACTCAGCAAATCTCGGGGGATTGAAAATTGTTGTGCCATCAGCTCCTTCGAGCCATCCTCTAAAGCGAGTAACATCAAAGTCCGGCAACTCAGTACCAACCAGATCGTCCATCCAGTCGGCAGTGGTGTTGGGGTACTGACGGTCGGCATCCATTTCCACTCCCCAGATTCTAAGCTCATTTCTGAACTCACTGGGCGGGGGAAAGAGCACGAGCGCTTTCTTGACGAACTCACCTAAGATGGGAGTGTTCGCGTCGGTCAGTGCAAAAGCGAAAGACTTCTCTCGAAGCTTCACCTGAGGCGTGACTTTGTCGCCTAAATTCACCGTGAGGTGGAACTTCGACAACTGTCTTCTAAGGTCACAGCAACTGTTGCTGTCACCGTACCAAACGTCGGGCCCGTAACGTCTGGCCAAGAAGGCGACCCCAAGGTCGCCACGCTTCACACGCACTAGGTCAAGGGATTGACCGATGCGCGAGGCTGCGTCGGTGGCTGTGGTCTCGCGGAACCCCGCAGACAGACCGTCATCGCCTCCGAAAATGCCCAACATCGCATACGCCTTGTCGGCCAGAATGTACTGGCGTCTATAGGTGTAAAACGCGATGAACGCAGACAGCAGAGTATTGAACGCGCTGGTCTCAGGCGATCCCGACAGCCTTTGAAAGTCCGTCTGGTACTTGATACCCAGTGCCGTCCGAGCCTGGAGCCCATACTGGCTCTTCATCAGCTCATACATCTCTGCATGGTGCATCCGTTTGAAAGCTCTGAACATCACTCGGCGCTCAAGGTAGCGAGCTATGTTGCTCACTCGCCCATCCATCCGACTGAAGTCCGTAAGGTCAACGTGAGTTGCCTGACGGCAGATCTCACTGACCCGCTCCGCGACCTCACGAGGAGACTTGCCAAACGCATACCACGGCTCAGCCTTCAGGACAGTGTCCGTGAAGGCATAAATGTACCGCGAGTAGTCTCGCTTGTCAACCCCGTTGATCTGTGAAATGCCACGAGGGTCATTCACATTGGAGTAAGCTTCCCGTTTGATGAATTGCTTCGTCACCCGGGTAGGTTGCCCATTGTCCGCTTCGGCTAGAATGGCGCGTTGAGAAGGCTTGTTCTGGCGCTCTGCGACCACTTCCAACTCCACAGGAGAAAGATTGTGGCCGTCTGGAACTAGCAGCGCCGCAAACTGTTCAATACACTCGGAAGTAAACTTATCGAGTGCCAGCTCAGGTACCGCTATGTCCTTAACGCGCTTACGCACAAACTGCTCTTCATTGCCCTCTGTTATATCAGGCACGAATCCGCCATCCAGCAGGGGCTGCATAAATGCAGTCATCCCTGGCTTCGCATCCTCGTCAGGCTCCACTCCCTTAGGCAGATGTTGGAAACGCCGAACCCCGTCCACCAAGCTGACCCGCTCGGTGTTCGAGTGTCCACGTCTATGGAACTCCAACAACACCTCGGCACCTCGATACCCCTTGGCATCATCTCGGCACCCGTCATCCATCTTGGACTTGACCGTGGCCAACGTCAGCTTGCCAGTAACCGTACGAGCCGTACTGGCAATGGCAGCGTCGACAGTCGCTGGGATCTGACAGCTGGCAAACTCGCCAACCAACCCAGTGACAACATCCATGCTACCACCCGCATTCACGTTGAAGCGCACAAAGTCCCCCACCACAGTCTTAAGACGAACCAACTCCCGAGCAACCAATTTCCACTTGGCAACCCAGGCCCCCAGCCAATTCAGGCGCATGAGGGGACACAACAGTATCAGTTGATGGTCATCGTCCATCTGGCGCCTCTCGACAGCATATCCGACATACCCAACAGGGAATCCGAACAGTGTCTTGAAGACGCCGACCGCGTCGCCATCCCAGTTCCACAGGAAATGTTC